AATAAACATTTGGTAAATGATTTATTAAAAATTGGATTATGGAACGACACCATTAAAAATAAATTAATAATGGAAAACGGGTCAGTTCAAAACATTCCTGAAATACCTACCAGTTTAAAAGAAATCTATAAAACAGTTTGGGAAATGTCTCAAAAGAGAGTTTTACAGATGGCAGCAAATAGAAGTATTTTTATTGACCAATCACAGTCGTTAAATTTATTTGTCGATAATGCAACAAAACCTAAATTACTTGCGGCACATTTATTTGGGTGGAAATTAGGTTTAAAAACAGGTATGTACTATTTGAGAACAAGAGCTGCCGTTGACGCAATTAAAGGTTTAGGTGTTGATACGTCGGTTGTAAAACCCGTTGAACAACAAACATCTTCAGTAAATAATGTCGAGGTCCCAACCAATAACACATTAATTAGTGAACAAACACCTGAGGTTGTAATGACATCAGAAAGACCAACAGATTCTCCATTTGAGTGTGAGGGTTGCGGTTCATAAAGATAATGGGAGACTCCCTCAAAGTATGACTGTCGACAAGGCGTACCTTGGGCTTCCAGGTTTTGAGAATACAGGGGGTGAATATCAAGACACTAATTTAATCCCGACTTCGGTCGGGATTTTTTATTTATTACCATTTTATATTAGTTTATATTTATTGGTATGGGAGTAACATATGGTATAGATTTTCCTTTCAGAGATAGTTTAGAAGGAAAGTTTTTAAAAATGACTGGTGAAGCTGAAAGAGAGATTAGAGCAAATCTTATCCATCTTTTGTTAACTAGAAAAGGAAGTAGATATTTTTTACCTGATTTTGGTACAAGATTATATCAATTTATTTTCGACCAAAATGATATGGTAACATTTGGATTGATTGAAAGTGAAATTAGAGAATCGGTTAAAACATTTATACCAAACTTAGACATCACATCGATTAAAGTTATGTCAGCAGAAGATGACCCCGATGAAACAACAACATTTAATATGACCGAGGATGAGAGACTTTTTAGAGTTTCTGACCACTCAACTAAACCATATACCGCTAAGGTAAAAATAGAATATACAGTAACTAATGGAGCGTTTTCGACTTCTGATTTTGTAATATTAAACATTTAAGATGAGTAAAAAAATATCATACGCAACCCGTGATTTTGCAGGTTTAAGACAAGAATTAGTAAATCTAACAAAACAATATTATCCTGAATTGGTAAAAAATACCAACGATGCGTCAATATATTCTGTTTTATTGGATTTAAATGCGGCTGTTGCCGATAACTTACATTATCATATCGATAGAGTTTGGCAAGAAACTATGTTGGACTTTGCTCAACAAAGACAGTCATTGTATCATATTGCGAAAACCTATGGTATAAAAATACCGGGTAATAGACCATCTGTTTGTTTATGTGATTTCTCGATTAATGTACCTGTAAGAGGTGATAAAGAAGATGAAAGATATTTGGGTATATTAAAAGCGGGTGCTCAAGTTTCAGGTGGAGGACAAGCTTTTGAAACTTTAGAAGACATCGATTTCTCAAGTCCATTTAATAGTAAAGGAGAACCAAATAGACTTAAAATACCAAATTTTAACGCTAACAATACATTAATCTCATATACAATCACAAAAAGAGATGCGGTGGTAAATGGAATTACTAAGATTTATAGAAAGATTATTAATCAAACAGATCAAAAACCATTCTTAAAATTATACCTACCCGAACAAAATGTATTAGGTGTTGTTTCGGTAATTCACAAAGAAGGAACTACGTTTGGAGCTAATCCAACATCAAGTGAATTTATATCGGGAACAAATAAGTGGTACGAAGTAAAAAGTTTAATTCAAAATAGAGTTTTTATCCCTGACTCAACGGCGGTTTCAGACCAAGACAATTTTAAATCGGGAGTGTACAAAGACGTTACAAATAAATTTGTAACTGAATATACCCCCGAAGGATACTTTTCATTGACATTTGGTTCAGGAACTGTGAATCCATTAGATAATTTAGACAATTATATGACGGGTCAATTAAAGGTTAATTTAGCAACCTATTTAAATAATTTATCATTAGGAGCGGTTCCAAAAGTAGATTCAACTTTATTTGTGAAATATAGAATCGGGGGAGGTAAAAATTCAAATATTGGGGTTAATGTTGTTAATAGTATTGATTCGGTTGAATTAAACATTAACGGACCCGTTAGTAGTGTTAACTCACAAGTAGTACAATCCTTAAAAGTTACAAATATTACTCCTGCAGTGGGAGGTGCTGACCAACCAACAATTGAGGAATTAAGAAATATGATTTCTTATAATTTTGCAGCACAGGACAGAGCGGTAACCTTAAATGACTATAAATCGTTAATAGAGACGATGCCCTCGACGTTCGGTGCACCAGCTAAGGTAAATGTCATGGAAGAAGATAATAAGGTTAAAATCAAAATTCTTTCATACGACGACAAAGGAAATTTAACAGACACAGTTTCAAACACATTAAAAAATAATATCATTAATTACCTTTCTGAATATAGAATGATTAATGACTATATCGATATTGCAAATGGTGAGGTTATTGATTTAGGATTAGAAATTGATTTAATCATTGATAAAAATGAAAACCCAACCGATATCATAAAAACAACAATTAATACAACTATAGATTTCTTCTCAATTGATAAAAGAAAGATGGGTGATCCATTATTTGTGGGTGATTTATTTAGACAAATTGGTCAAGAAAACGGTGTTGTAAACGTAATTGATATTCGTGTTTATGGTAAAACAGGTGGACAATATTCCTCAGCTGAGGTTTCTCAACACTATGCAAACGATAGTACAAAAGAAATTGCACAATCTGATATGACAATTTTCATGAAATCAAACCAAATTTATCAAATTAGATTCCCAAATGTTGATATAAAAGTTCGTACTAAAACATTAGGAACGACTACATATTAAAATGTTTTTTCTTTATAATAATAGAAAACGTGATAGTTTCTATTTATTATAAGAATCATGCAAAAACATAGAATTTTAACGAACGTAGGTAAAGACAACAAAATTACCGTCGAACTAAAACAAGATTATGAATTATTAGAAATTCTATCTTTGAAATTTAGTCAGAAAGACGCGTATGCCTCATTCTGTTCCGATTATGGGGTTGTTTGTGGTAGAATATCCGTAAATAATGGATTGGGTATACCAAACGCAAGAGTTTCAATATTTGTTCCATTAAAAGATGAACACGAAAATGACCCTGTCATATCTGCACTTTATCCATATAAAGAGGCCGATGATAAAAATGAAGCGGGTTACAAATACAATTTATTACCATCGAGACAACAACATCCAGGTCATGAACCAACAGGTACATTCTTTGACCAAACTGATATTTTAACAAGAGAAGAGGTTTTGGAAGTTTTCGAAACTTATTATTCGTATACTGTTAAAACAAATGAAGCGGGAGATTTTATGATTTGGGGAGTCCCATTAGGTAACCAAACATTACATGTTGATGTTGATTTATCGGATATTGGTTGTTTTTCATTAAGACCTTACGATTTTATTAGACAAGGTGAAGGTGTTGATAAATTTAAAAACAAATATAAATTTAAATCATCTGAAGATTTAATCACATTACCACAAATCATTTCTTACAATAAATCTATTGAGGTTTACCCATTTTGGGGTAATGAAGAATATTGTGAAATTGGTATAACAAGAACCGATTTTGATTTAGCGGAAAGAGGTGTTAGTATAAAACCTAAAGCATATGTGATAGGTGGAGTTTATACTGATAATGGTAAGAATGCGATTAATAAGACTTGTATCCCAAGAGCAAAAATGGGAAGAAAATGTGATTTAGTTGCAAAATCTGCAAAAGTTGAATTAATTAGATTCACATCTACTAAAGACGATAACAATCGACCAATTTTAGAACAGGTTATTCTTAATGAAGATATTCCTGATGATGGAGGATTTGTGATTCCATTAGAAATGAACATGGATTATGTTTATACTAATGAGTTTGGTGAAAACGAAATCACCAACGACCCTAATAAGGGAGTTGCAACATCAGCATGTTATCGTATGAGAATTAATATCAACGATAATGATTTGTCACGAGTTAGAATGAACGCAGATTATTTAATCCCAAACATTAGAGAATATGTTGGTGAGGTTGATAAATCATACGCATGGTCATTAAATTGGTCCGATTACCCAACTCAAGCAGTTTCTGCAAGTTCAACACTTGGAATTCTTTATAATGAAAATGGTGAATATTATCCTAAAGATTATTTCTACCGATTCAATTATAATAAAGTTTATACTGTTTCATCATTTCAAAGTTCATACCATAATGATATTCTTTTTACGAAAGATAGATTTATTGGTTTAAAAGATATTGTGCCGGCCGAAGAAGAAGATTGTGCGGAGAACAACACACCACCTGTAAATTTTGGATTGCAGAATTATACGTTTACGTTATTAATTGCTGACTTCTTACTATTGTTAGATTATATTGTTAAATTTTTATACTTAGGATTTGTAAATTTCTTAATTAAAGACGTATTAGACCCAATTGCAGAAATAATCGTAGACTTAGGTGGAGGTAGAGGTGCAAGAACTGCACTTACAAGATTACAAATCAGTACGTTTACAAAATTATCATTAGTAAACTATCCTGAGTGTGAAGAATGTAATAGTGAGTTTAATCAATCGTCTAATCAAACAATTCCAGCCC